GGACTAGAGGATCAATGGATGAGTGATATGCAGGATCTATCAGAAAAAGATTATGCATTTGGAAAGAATTATACTCAATGGATATATGACGAGTGGCACGAAGAATTTAATACTCGACCATGGGAATAAGATTCATATATACTACAGCAAATAAACTATCATGGCAGAAGTAAAAGAAAAACCCAAAAATATCATCAGTAAAATCAAAGAGAGTATTGATGACAAGGAAGAGCAACTCGCTTTTCTATCTACAATTGTTAGACTCGCTGTTCTTGTATGGTCTGCAGGAATATTAACTTTAGCATATGTCAAGTTGCCTGCAGCGTTCAACATACCAGAACAGAAACTAGATCCAACTTTCATAGCCAGCGTCTTTACAGGAACTTTAGCAACTTTCGGCGTCCAAGCGTCAGGAAAGAAAAAGAATGGTGCTGATGGAGGTAGTGCTAATATAAGTAAGAAGGACATGGAGTTTCTTATTGCTAAAGCATCAGAGACTGCTCCTGCTCAGACTATTAGAATTGAATCAGGTCCTGTAAAAATTGTTCCTGACACAAAATAATGCCAAATATTGTGCATAAAAGTCTTTTGATGGTGCACACTGTCTCTTATGACTCTAGACATTTAGAACATCAAGTTGAATGCTTGAAAAAACTAAGAGAATATGATTATAACAGAGTTAAGATACCTAACTTTGAATTCAATGTCTATAGAAATGTGTTGACAATTCATATGGATTATATAAAAGGTAAACAAATAACACATGAAAAAAGATATCTGTACAAAGATATAATATATGAAGACTTAGTGTGTTCAGAAAATCCGGTATCAGTATTGGGATATACTTTAGAAAATTTTATAATAAGTAAAGAGGATAAACAAATATATTTTATTGACCTAACAGATATAGGAGTGAGCACTGTTAGTCAAAGAAAAAGACAATACAATATTGATTGGGTACATGAATATCCAGAGATAGGACTTGGTATAAATACAGGCGACAAGATTCTGAAGTAAAATGAATAAGATAAAATGGATATCATTGGGTGTAGTGGGTAGTCTATTCGCTGTATCACATATTGGTATGATAGGATACATCGCCACAAGGGAAAAAGAAGCACCACTACCATCAGTGGATTTACCTGTAGGTCCCTACACATCTTACAAAGTAAGTGTATCAGACGATGGATATGCTATATCATATAAGGCAAATGACCCTAAGACTGCATATATTACTAAGGACATCAAAGAGAAGGGTGGTTTCTTAGGATTAGCAACAAATAAAACTTCGATAGCAGAAGAATACTTCATGGATGGTCAGACTAATCAAGGTGGTTCAGTATCTAATCATAGATCTTGGTTAGAACAACCTGCAGGTTTGACTCATGAACAAGCAAAGAAGATCACAGCAGCAAGATCAGAAGAATGTATCAAAGCAATCGGGTCAGCAGAAGGAACAGGTAGACTTGTAGGCACTAGCGTTGGTGCAGCAGCAGCACCCAGTCTCAGCACAATACCATTTGTAGGATGGGTAGCAGCAGGATGGGTAGCAATGTTTGGTGGTAATCAAGGTGCTGAAATAGGTGGTAACATGGCAGAAGATTTGAATAAAAACTGCTAATATATAAGTATAGTACATATTAAGTATGCCAGTTTACCAAGACTACGAAGTTCGTATAAATTTGAACGAACTTATCGAGAAGAGAATACCCTGCTGTGATCTTCTTCACCCAGACCATTGTCTCACAGAGAAACAAATAGCAGAAATTGCACACGATATACGTATGGATTTGAATCTCCATGATGTATTCAAGCAAGTCGATCAGCATATCATGAGATATGTTGAAGCAGCAGGTATCGACAACAAAGATCACTGGGTAGAACCACATCTTCCAGATTTGGATAGAGACTTGAAAGACGAAGAAGGGATTTCATTCATGTAAGCATAAATACTTATATGAAAAAACTAAACACATTCGTCTTAGATACCACAATCTATATCTTAGACTTCCTCTACAGAGGTAGAGATTTCCAGAGGTTCTGGGTTCTTGAAGTGATCGCCAGAGCACCTTACTTTGCTTTCATCAGTGTGTTACACTTTCGTGAAAGTCTTGGACTTCGAGGTGAGGAACATGTATTCTTAATGAAGGAACATTTTTACCAAGCATTAAATGAAACAGAACATTTGGAAGAGATGGAACTTAGGGAGGGTAATAAGCATTGGATCGATAGGTTCTTTGCCAAGCATCTTGTTCTACTTTATTATTGGATCATGGTTGTTTACTATCTCGTTGATCCTTTGGACGCTTATGACATCAACATGAAGATAGAGAAGCATGCTTACGAAACATATACTAAATATTTTGCATACCATCCTCTTGACGAAAAGATCGCTGAGATTGCACAGGATGAATTAAATCATGCTAAAGAATTGCGACAGGCAATGACTCTTGTTTATGGAAATATCTGAGGTTGAAATCAAAGGACTAGCGATACCATCTGTACCACACACATGGATAAACTCTCCTCATATATCAATCCCAAAAGTGCCATCGATAACAGATACAATCTACATCGGTGTACCTATCATCAACGTTCCGGGGTGTGTAGAAGCACATAAAGATGGTAAAAAAAATAAAGTTCTAAAGGATGATGATCCAGACGGAACTCAAGTCTTCTGTGATGGCGAGACTCCTTCGTTCGATCCTATTGAATATACACCAGAGGATTTGATAATCATACAAGAAGCACCCCCTCCACCAGTATCAAACACGGAGCAACCACCCCTTGAAACTCCTCCAATACCTGAGATACCAAAAACAACTGAGGATAAAGAGGTTATCTCTACCGAAGAACAACCTACAACTTGGATTGAGGAGTATCTACCTTCTCCCGCCGAGATAAGCACGACAACATCTATAGCAGTTATAGCTACCGGTGCTGCAGCAGCAACACCTTTATTGTTACGGGTTGTAAAACCTGTAATACAAAAAACATGGAAAACTATACAAAAAAAATTAGGTAAAAAAATTACGAAACCCACTCGTCAAGATATATTGACAGATGAGTATCGTAAGAAGAAAGGTCTTAGTCCTTTGAAGAAGTCCCGATAGATATTTCTTTTAGATCACTTGCATTTTTTGATACCCTTTTTGGTATAGAATGTGAGTGATTTTTTATTGTGTTCACATTGTTTACTACTACATCGGCACATATACTAGCATAAGGTGATGATTTATGAAAGGTAATTCCGGACTTCATAAGTTCACCACAGTTTTTGAGTCGAGCGAGTTCAAAGTCCAACCTTTTATTTGCAGTCAACTGTGCACGGTATTCATTATGTAAGGTTGCTGCTTCTTTACATTGTTCTTGTGCCTTTTTATCTAATGAAAAACTAATCGTTGCAGAGAATCCTAGATTTATATTTTGATTTGATTTCTGTCCAGTTCTAACTGGTTTATAGAATAAAATTTCCCCCGGATTGTCTGGTACACCGTCATCATTGGCGTCTAGACTGTTGTACACTGGGTCTAACCAATAATCTTCGTAAGGATCGGTCCATGATCCTGTTCTGGTGGCGTATGGAGTAATATTGGCGGTAGGAACTTGACAAGATATACCGTCACCATAGGTGTTAGTCATATAAGGACCTTGTAAAACCTGTATTGCCTGATTGGTTACTGACCCACTGGAATTAGCGACTGGATTTGCTGTCGCACTGACTCCTCCTACATCAGTAGCGTAGGATGGGGTTATAGTATAAGGTATGGTTATAGCACTAAGAGTTGCAATTATTGACTGAATATACTTGTTGTATCGGTTACGCTTTGGATTGTGGTGGTTCTTTGTATTACAGTATGAGTCGAAAGACCGGGGGCTTTGTACGTCTCTGTGAATTGAAACGCTGCTCCCGGAGTTGTTAGTGTCCAATTGGGTTTTTGTGAAGTGTTCAAGTTTGTCCATGTTGAAGTCACACCGTTGTTTGTTACTTGTTCTGTTCCAGTATCAGGAGTTATACCAGAACCATCGTGCTGTACATTAACACCCGATACCGAGTATTGATACCCAGTGTTATAATCCATAGAATTAATGGTCTCACTCACGGTGGAAGTCGTTTCCGTGTGTGAGGTCATCGATCCTTGTGTAAAATTAGGCACTACAGGGACTGCATTCAGGGCAGTCGGTGCAGTCGCAAGGGCAATTGCACCCACAACTATCGCACGAAGAGGTCTCATATGTTAACATACCCTAGTTTATTAGTAGTTCTGTTACGAATTGACCTGTAGTTACAGTACCTGTTCCACCACCAACTGCTGTGATTGCGTGTGCTGAAGTTACAGTACCTGTACCTGTGCCATTACCCACTGCAGTAGATACCTGATCAGAGTATGCACTAACTGCTCCTACTGATGGTGCTGTAGTTACAATAGCATCACCTTCAATGAATGACTGAGAGAAGCTATATGCACCGCCTGTAGATGTCTGGGTCGCTGTAGCGATTGATCCTTGACCAACCCCGTCAGTGAGTGTACCTAGTCCACCAACTTGACCTGCGTTATCTCCAACTGCCATAGTCACACCTGATCCAGATGCTGTATATGTAGATCCAATTCGCGATACTTGAGTTGCAGCCGCATTTGTTTGCAACTGGAACGAGGACGTCATTTTATGAGTGATGTCCGCAAATGCAGGAGTTCCAAATCCTGCAACCATAACAAGGGGAATAAATTTTTTCATTTCACCCTATGGGTATAAGTTCTGTATTTATTTAGTAATGTTAAAAAGTATCGTAAAGTACGGATTTTAAAACTTTCCGCTTGACAAAACTTAATCTTTTATATATAATTATGTTACGTTTCTTAACAAAACTTAAAATGACTACAACAACTGAATCAGGCGGACGCCAGAATATGTATCCAACAGAGGTTAGAC